GTGAAGCGGGCATTCGAGCCATTGACAAAGGTGAGCCGTCAACGATGTACATGGCGGAATGGTCTCCCGACCCGAGCCTTGACCCGCTGCATCCTGCGTCATGGGCGTGGGGTAATCCTGCACTTGGGTACACCTTGGACATGGACACAATTAGGCAAGAGTCAACAAACCCTGATCGCGCGTCATTCTTGCGCGCATCCCTAAACCTTTGGGTGAGTGTCGTGCGCGGTTGGATTGAGCCAGGGCGTTGGCCGTCTCTTGAGTACACGGGGGACATTCCTAACGGTGGGGTTGTGGCGATCGAGTCTTCGCTGGATGACTCCCGATACAGCGCGACCAGATGCGTCAACCTGTCAGACGGTCGGGTGCTTGTCACCGTCGCATTCATTGCCGAGTCGATCACAGAGCTGTGGGAAAACGTGCAAGAACTAGCCAAAGACCCGACGATCAGGTTTGCCTTGTCGCCGACCGTGGACGCAACCTGCCCACCAAACATTGAGCGCCGCAGGGTCGTGGTCGGCTATGCAGAACTTGGACGGTTTACACCGCTTGCCAAAAACATGATTGCAGAAGCGCGACTGTTACACACAGGAGAAAAACTGCTTGCCGAACATGTTCAGCGCGCGGTTGCGGTACGCACCGACAACACCATAGTTTTGTCCAGTAAACGGAGTCCAGGGCCTATTGAGTTAGCGCGCACAATGGTCTGGGGAATTGGCATGTGTGCCCGTCCAGTCAACAGCGGAAAGCCCATGCTTGTCGCTGTAAATAACTAAGATAAACGCGGCGACCGCGCACCTTGCCTTTTGTCGGAATCGGATAAGTCATGCGCGGTTGCCACTTATATGACAAAGTAGGAACATGGCGATCTTCAATAAAACTCGTAAAGCAGCAATAAGCCCAGCGCCTAGCGTGGCAGCTGCGGTCGCTGGCGGTTACACAAGTAACGCGCAAGGCGTAAGCATGATCGGCCAGTATTACAGTTACCAAGAAGGCGAAGCGCGCAATCGGGCAATCAGCGTTCCAACGATTAACCGCGCTCGAGATTTGATGGCGTCGGTAATTGGCTCAATGCCGTTGCGCTCATACAACGAGTTTTGGAACGGCGAAGAAATGGAACGCATTTATATTGCGCCACGTTCGTGGATGCGCCGACCAGACCCGACCGTGTCCGCACAATTTCTCTTTAGTTGGACACTTGATGACCTCATGATGTTTGGCAGAGCGTTCTGGTACATCACATCGCGCACCGCTGACGGCTACCCTGCCACGTTTACCCGACTGCCAGCAGGATCAATTACCACGACCGACATGGTGGGCCCTGTGTGGTTTGCCCCGTCTAAAGAGGTTTACTTCAACGGCGGAATGCTAGACCCAACAAACCTTGTGCAATTCCTATCGCCAGCGCAAGGAATGATTTACTCGGCACCTGGCGCAATTGAGACCGCACTTAAATTAGAAGCTGCGCGTAACCGAAACGCGTCGTCAAGCATCCCTGCTGGCGTACTTAAGCAAACAGGTGGCGAGCCACTTAGCGCGCAAGAACTTGCTGATTTGGCAAGCGCGTTTAACGCCGCTCGAGCAACAAACCAGACTGCAGCGCTTAACGAGTATTTGACATACACGGAAACAAACAGCACACCTGACAAGATGCTTTTGATTGAGGCATCGCAATATCAGGCGCTTGAAATGTCACGTCTGGCAAATGTTCCGCCGTATTTGGTAGGCGTTGCAACTGGCGCATATTCGTATCAGTCATCCCAGCAAGCGCGCGCCGATCTTTACTTGTTCGGTGTCAAGTTGTATGCCGATGCAATTGCTGGCGCGCTCTCAATGGACAACGTCCTACCGCGCGGAACCTATGTTGAGTTTGACGCAGATGAATACCTAGAAGAAAACTTTATGGCCGATCAAATGGACGACCGTGAAGAAGTCGTAAGAGAAAACACACAAGAGGAGTTAGCAAGATGATCAAACTAATTGCAGGAGAGTTCACGCTTGACGCTGCCAAAGGCGACGCACCACGCCGCACCATCAGCGGAGTAGCCGTTCCATACAACGTGCCGGCAGTAGTTTCGGACGGTACAGCTGTGATCTTTCGCCCAGGCTCATTGCCAGTCGAAGGCAAAGCACCGCGCCTTTTCATGTACCACGATGCCTCAATGCCAGTAGGCGTAGTTACCGAGCGCGCAGAAACCGAAGAAGGCATGATGTTCAGCGCCAAGATCAGCGCCACCAGCCTCGGTAACGATGCCCTTGTTATGGCCATTGACGGCACCATTGACCAAGTATCCGTTGGCGTAAATCCGACCAAGTTCTCGTATGACGAAGAAGGCACAATGGTCATTGAGTCAGCCGACTGGATGGAATTGTCGCTAGTTCCGATTGGCGCTTTTGGCGATGCAGCAAACATCACCAAAGTGGCAGCGAGTATCCACCAAGAGCCCGAAGAAGTAGTGTTAAATGAAGAAGTAACCCCAGTAGAGGAGAAACAAGAAATGTCCGAAATAAACGAAACCGCAGTCGAGGCAACCGTTCCTACTGCACCAGTATTTGCACAAGCAAAGCGCAAGTTTGATCTGCCAACCGCAGGTGAATATCTTGCAGCAATGCACATCGGCGGAGAAACATTCCGCAACGTTGCAGCAGCCGCACGCGACTACGCATTGTCAAAGCAAAGCGCATTGCAAGCAGCTGCAGGCGACGTGCTTACAACCGATACACCTGGTCTTTTGCCAGTACCAGTTCTCGGACCAGTATTTGAAGACTTAAACTACATCCGTCCAGTAGTCGCAGCAGTCGGCGCTCGCGCAATGCCAGACGGCGGAAATCAAAAAACCTTTATCCGCCCAACGTGGACGACACACACTTCGGTAGCTGCACAAGCAAACGAACTTGCTGCAGTATCGGCAACCACCCCCGTGATTGCCTCGAACGTGGTCAGCAAGACAACCCTAAGCGGTCAAGTGACCCTCTCCGTACAGGATGTGGACTTCACGAGCCCCGCAGCAATGGAAATCATCTTGCGCGATCTCGCAGGACAATACTTGTTGAAGAGCGATGACGTTGCAGCCGATGCGATTACCGCAGGTGCATCAGCATCAGGTTCAACTTGGACTTACAACAGCACCGACCCATCAACGTTGTTCGCAGCGCTCTACGATGCAGCAACCGACATTCTGACCGCAAGCAACTTCTTGCCTGACCACATTTTTGTCAGCCCGAACGTATGGAAGTTGCTTGGCCAGCAATTGGACGGAGATAAGCGTTCCGTATTCCCATACGCTGGCGCTGCCGGTCTCATGGGCGTAAACGCTGCAGGAACCGCAAACATCACACAGCTCAACACGTTCAACCCATTCGGTTTGAACCTTGTTGCCGATCGCAACTTTGCAAACAACACAATGGTTGTTGCAAAAGCATCAGCAATTGAGTTCTACGAGCAGGTACGTGGCTTAATGTCAGTAGAAGCACCATCCACACTCGGACGCGTGTTCTCCTACTACGGATACGTTGCAACGTTCATCGCAGACAGCGATCTCGTCAAGTCCATCACCGTCAGTCCTTGATTCGGAAGGTAGGCCCTAGTAATGGCCACCTATTCGGTCACTAACAAGTACCTAATTGACAACTACGCCGTACTGCAACTCCTGACCCCCAGCGAGATTGCAGTCGGCCAGTCAATTACGGTTGCAGGCGTTGACGCCACATTTAACGGCACCTACACGGTGCGTGCTTTGCCACAGTATTTGTTTCTTGGCGTTGACAGTCAGGGCGACCTGCTGTACGACTACCAGTTGCCTATTGCTGATCAAGTGCTATTTGCAAAGACTGCCGATGATGTCGAGCGCACCGCCGCATCTGGCACAGTCACCTACGCGCCAGTTTGCACATGGGTAACGGCCTCGGATGTTATGACTTACCTTGGCATCACTATTGCTAACCCGTCTGACGATTACACGTTGCTTACGCAATCGGTGTCGGCTGGCAATCAGTTCTGTTATCGCAGGCGTCAGGAGAGCGGTTATATTGACTCTCTAACGACCTCACCAGGAGGAGACGCAACATTGGGCACTTTGATGTATTGCGCCGCTCTGTGGCGCTCCAGAGGGTCAATAGAGGCAACCTACGCCACGTTTGACGGCATGGGCTCGGCACCACAGCAAAGCCTGACCCCGATCGTCAAGCAGCTGCTTGGCATCCCACGTCCAGCGGTTGCCTAATGGCTTACACCGACCTGTTCAACGAAGCCATCGATGATTTGACGGCAACGCTGACCGCGGTGTCTGGCCTGCGTGTTGTCAACGATTCAACAAAGATCGGGCCTAATTGCGTGTTCTTAGACGCTCCGAGTTTTGAAACGTTTGCTGGCAATGGCAACATTGTGCGCATGGAGTTTCCGATCAAAGTGGTTGGCTCAGGCCCGGCAGGATTGCCAATCCTTAGATCAATCCTCAGCATTGTGGCAACAGTCCTTGGCTCACCAATTATTGTCATGGCTGGACGACCATCAAGCCTTGAAATTGGCGGCGCGCTATACCCTTGCTACGACCTTGACTGCGCAATACAGGCTCAAAAATCATGAGCTTTTTAATCGCATCAAACAGACTCGGCAAAATCGGCGAGCCATACCAACCAGCAGAAGGCATCAACATTGACGCTTTGCTAGCAGGTGGTTTCATCGTTGTTGTTGAAGTATCAACCACAGAAGAAGAAAAACCTGCTAAAACTAAACCTAAGAAAGCATCCAAGGAGTAACCATGGCAACCAGCACCTAT